CGAACTTGGTTCCTCGGCTGCATCATGGAAGAGTCGGGAAGTTCAACTGCATTCTCGTCAGCAGGACTGCAGTCTGTTCAACCCATCCTTCGCGGTGTCGTTATGGCTCCTTCCGGCGTTGTACCGGCATTGAGCGCTTCAAGAAGTGCTATTTCCAACAACACTCCATTAGGTGCCCCTGGTGCAAATGATTACGCAGCTGCAGGAACGTTCGGCGCGGGCGCTACACAAGATGCCGGTTCCACGGTAGGATCAGTCAATCTCGCTGGTGGCCGTCAGGAATTTGTATTATTACTAAATGGTCATAGCCACACCGATGAGTATCCAACCATTATCACTGCTTCGTTTGATCCCAAGGCGCCCAATTATCTTTATAACGTTTTAAATACTGATTCTACTAAGATCCAAAACGCTGGACACTATCTCTATGCGCATTGGGGGATCGATCCCGCCATAGCATATGTTACTGGTTCATCGCTGGTGGATGATGACTACGCCGCAATAACTGAGGGTGGAACCGTTAAGACTGAGGATGTTGCATTCTTACTCACATCATCCATTAGCAGAAACAATAATGGTGACGCCAGTGTACCAAACTTTGAAGGGTTCGTTGACAGATTTCGTACAGCTTACTCTCCATACATTATCTCCCAGGCATACGGGGGAGTGAATTACAACTTATTTAGGATTCACGCTCTTGACGATGGCGCGATTGGAAATACCAGGGTTAAGATCTCGGTCGAAAATATTACAAAGTCGACGAATACAAACAATCCGTATTCAGCGTTTGATTTACTGGTTAGAGACTTTAATGATACAGATTCTGAGCCGATTGTGATAGAAAAGTTCTCTAAGCTTTCATTAGACCCGGGTTCAGAAAGATATATCGCAAGACAAGTTGGAAATTACCACCTCTATTATGATTTTGATAAGCGCGTAGGTTCTCAAAAGCTTGTACTTGATGGTGCATATCCCAACAAGTCTAACTACATTAGAGTAGAGACAAATAAGCTTCTGGATAACGCACAGCTTCCTGCGGATGTTTTACCCGTTGGTTTCCGTGGTCCAGCGCACCTCATTACATCAGGGTCCTCGATTTTCTCTGTTGCTGATAGCGCAGTAACGGACGTGATGGCCGGTGAAGTTGCATCTCAGCTCGTACAGCTACCCATTCCATATCGCTTAATGGTTTCTAAGAATAAGACTCCGAAAAAGTCGCTCGCCCCTGAGCTATATTGGGGTGTCCAGTTCTCGATTCAAGATAGCGTGGATGAGCCAAACCGGAACATTCAAACGAACAACTCGATTGCATCCTATAGCACGTACTTTAACACATATTCGCAGAACGGTCAAGCAGCAGTCGTTGGTAATAACCAGGGTGTTGCTGATGCAAGCGGAACGATTTTAGATTGTGATAAGTTCAATAACAACAAGTTCTCTCTTGAGAATATCCAAGTTGTTGTAACCACCGACACCACCCCTCGAGCAGATTCATCGCAATGGGCAGCAGCACAGTATATGCGGTCCGGTATCGCATCGGCGAGTATTCCTGATATTGATGGAACCGCTAGAACATCTGGTGATTCGGGTGGGTCTAGACTACTTAGTGTAGCAACAGACTTTGGTTTGACGTCGACAAGAAGGTTCCTGAAGTTCACCACTATCGTGCAGAATGGGTTTGACGGGTCTAATATCTTTAACAAGGAAAAGCTAGCATTCTCAAACATTGCTGTAACGAAAGAAATGGCTGATGTCACCGCACAAGGCGGAGTAACTGGTCAGGTTACCGCTGCTTATCGAAAAGCAATGGATGTCTTAAAGGAACGCTCAGATGTGGATATTCAGTTGTTGGCTATTCCAGGTCAGAGAAATTCCGCCGTCACTGATTATTGTATGCAAGCTGTTGAAGAACGGTTTGATGCCATGTATATTATGGACCTCGAGGGGAAAGACACCTACAACGAGGTAATATCTGGTTCATCTCAGCTGGCGAGTGTTACAAACACTGCGAATTCTTTTGCAGGGCGAAATTTGGATAACTCTTTCGCTGCTGCGTACTTCCCTGATGTGATTATGACTGATGTGGGTACTTCTACTAACGTACAGGTTCCACCCAGCGTTGCGGTCCTCGGCGCGTTTGCACTAAACGATTCAGTCGCTTATCCCTGGTTTGCACCAGCAGGATTCACTCGAGGTGCATTGAAGAATGTTCTTGAAACACAAGTGAAGTTGAGCCGCTCAAACCTTGATGCTCTTTATGATGTAGACATTAACCCAATAACAGCATTCCCACAAACGAAGGGTGAGGTTGTGGTATTTGGCCAAAAGACTCTCCTCGCAGCACAGTCTGCGCTCGATAGAGTCAATGTAAGACGGCTTCTAATCGATGTTAGGCGCCAGGTTCGAGCGATTGGTGATACATTCCTCTTCGAGCCCAATAGGGAGTCAACGTTGGCGAGGTTCTCGGCTGCTGTTAATCCAGTTCTGGCCAGAATTCAAGCACAGCAAGGTCTAGACCGATTCAAGGTACAGATCGACACTACCACAACGACGCAAGCCGATGTGGAAAATAACATTGTCAGAGGTAAGATTTTCCTCCAGCCGACAAGGTCCGTAGAGTTTATATCTCTTGATTTTGTCGTAACCAACGCTGGAACCGAAATTTAATCTTGCTGATGTATATTTAAGCACGTATAGGAGAAAACAAAATGGCAGAGACTCTTTCAGTTACCGACATGTTGCCGAACAAATTTGAGCCCAAAAGAAAATTTAGGTGGGTGTTCGCGATTGAAGGTATTGATGCATTCCTTATTAAGACGGCGGCTCGTCCGACAATGAACACCGGTGAGATTGAGATTAATTTCATGAACTCTTCTCGGTGGATTGCTGGTAAGACGAAGTTCGATGCGATCTCAGTTACCCTTCACGATCCAATTGCTCCCTCAGGTGCGCAGCAGGTTATGGAATGGGTACGCACACACTACGAGTCGGTTTCAGGCCGGGGCGGTTACGCGGATTTTTATAAGCGTGATTGTCAGCTCAAGATGCTGGACCCAGTAGGGACAGTAGTCGAGCTTTGGGACATCAAAGGATGTTTCCTCACCTCAGCCGGATTTGGTGACTTGGATTATGGTGCGGAAGATCCGGAAGAAATTTCGTTGACCCTACGTTTCGATAACGCAGTCCTTCAATACTAATTTAAACCCTTTCCACAGTCTAGATTTGTCGGTGACAGATTGTTGGATAATTTAAGATGGAAACGCCCCACTAAGTTGGGGCGTTTTTTATTTACACATTTTTTGATAGCTATATGATTTACTGAGTATTAGTACTGTACTACAGATGAGGTTTATTAATGTCAAAGAAAAAAGAGAGTTCGGATAGAAGCGAATTATTCGGCGGTATGAAAGAGAATATGCCTACCCGTAACGTCATGAAGGACGATTTTGGGTTTGAGATTCCTGTTGAAAATGTTCCACTTCCGTCCATGGGAAAAGTTTATCCCGAAGATTCTGCATGTCACAATAAAGAGACTTTAGAAATTAGAGCCATGACCGCTCGTGAGGAAGACATTCTTACTTCAAAGGCGCTTATTAAGAAAGGCACAGTTATCTCACACCTCTTAAAGTCGTGTATAATTGATAAATCGATTGATCCCGAGTCGATGTTGGCCGGTGATAGAAATGCTATCATGGTTGCATTACGAGTTACAGGTTACGGTGCAGACTATAAGGTAGAAGTAGATTGTCCAGCCTGCAGCCAGCGCTCGAAACAAAACTTTAACTTAGGAGAGCTAGAGATTAATCGACTTGGAATTGAGCCTGTTTCTCACGGCGTAAATCTTTTTGAGTTCGGAATGCCTGTCACAAAGGCAAAGGTTAGGTTTAAGTTCCTAACCGGTAAAGATGAGCAAGAGATTATGGTTACGACAGAGCGGCGAAAGAAGCAAGGTTCGCAATCAGAGAATCTAATTACATCACGTCTACGCTACTCAATTGTGTCAGTCAACGGAGTGACGGACAAATCTAAGCTTGACTTGTTTATTCGTAATCTTCCTGCACGTGATTCTTTGGCATTTAGGAATCATCTAGACAAGAACGAACCAGGTATTCAGATGAAGGCCTGGATGGATTGTAATTCATGTTTAGAGCACTCGGAGGTTAGACTGCCCCTGGGGGCGGCGTTTTTTTGGCCTGACGAGTAGTCATAAGGA